GTGTTCACTTGTAAAGTCAACTTTAATTACGTTATCTTTGTATTCTATATTTTGACCCGTATCATCTGGGGCTTGATTAAATAGTCTTCCCCCTGCGTACTGCATAGATAACTCCCCCATACCATAATTAAATATGTCATCACCCTTGTTACGCAATAGTGCAACCACTCCTTCGTGGGTGATAGACCCTACGGTATGATCTGATTCATCTTTGTATTGCCTACCTGTTGTATCGTACGCAATCATATTAAACTTATCTTCGTCTATATCTGTAAGGATAATATAGTAATGTCCTTTTTGAAGTTTCATTTCTTTCATCATTTTTTCTATTTCTTTTTTATCCATTTTTAAACCACTCTAAAGGTATTGTTTTTTCTGCCCACACAAAATCGTATCGGTTACACCAATCAGCGTAGGTTGTTTTACTTCCTTTGTATATTCTGTTACGTGCGTTCATAAACACAAAACGAATATCCAAATCTTTGTGTTGATCTTTTACAAGAACCATCTTTACTCTATCTGCTTTATCAAGATGCCCCTTTGCTTCAATAAATATGTTTGTGTTGGGTAAATAAAAGTCTGGAGTGTACGTTCGTACTTTAGGAACGTAAAGAAACTTCTTTGATTCATACTCAAACTTTACTTTGTTGTTAGCCAACACTTTTGCTAACTCTAATTCAAAATTAGATCTGTATTTTGATCTTCTCATTTATTTAATTTCATCCGTAAATTTAATGATTCCATTCGTTTACTTACATACCCTGCCAGTTTTATAGATTGTTTTTCTATTGTAGTAAGTTCATTTGTTATGTGGTAAATCGGCAAACATATTATTTTTCCATAAGTCATTGCTTGGCTGATTGCTTGAAATTCATTTTCTATTCTTACTATATCCCGCTGTTCAGTACGAGAGGTAAGAGTGCCGTCTTCAGAAAAGTTTTCACGAAGAGTAAGGGGAATACCTCTATCATGTTGACGTAAGAAGACGACATCTCTACCACCCCCCGCTTCTCGGTGGGATTCTATATAGACGTGATACAAATTTTCATTGTATTCCATCAATTCTATTAAATAATTTTGTGAATATATAACCGACATTTATGCTGACTTTTTCTTTAATTTTGAATACCACGCTTGGGGTGGATTCTTTGCTCGTGATGTTACCTTGTCATGTAACACTGCATCTTTCCAACAATGTTTTTTAAACCCACACATATTACAAGGCTTGGGTAGTAACTTGTTTCCTGTCCTGACATCTTCACCCTTATCTCTATAGGTTTCAAATGTATCCTTGTAGGGAACAACAAACTCTTTATCAGGACTTGTTAATATCTTTATTCTTTTCTCTGCATCTTCTAAATATTCTTTTCTATCATCATCTTGCCAGTCAGGTGCTTCAACTACTGCTACCTCTCCACTGGACTTGTTAATTGCTATCCACCCGCCAAACGGCAATCCTGTTGCTTCACCATATAAATGCCCTTGCATAATATACCCAAACGGATCATCTTCTTTTATTTTACTATAACCACCAAATCCTGTGTATTTATATTTAAATGCCCAATCACTTGCTGATTTAATATCCCAAACTTTCTCTTGTCCTAATTCATCTTTTATAATTAAATCAAGTGTTCCCGTAATTTCTGTACCACCTATATTTAATTTAACTGCTTTTTGTTTTGCAACAATATCTACCCCTGCCTGTTCTAAAATAAGAACGGCTATTGCTTCAACAATATCTCCAAATAAAAATCTAAATAAAAGATTGTATTCTGTTTCTTGCTTGATACCTTGACGTTCAAGGAGTTGCTGACAGATTGGTCTGCCCAATCCTGACATACGTATCTTGTATTCTTTTGTTTTGTTAAGTTGTATAAGAACGGACTCTGTACAGGAATCAGAGAACTCCTTTGTGGCTTCAGGGGGAATACTTACTTCCCCCCTACTTGCCCGTTCCATGTAGTCTTGGATTTTAAGCGTGAGCAACATTGAAGTCGCCTGCTAGGTCATCATCCTTTGCAGGTGATACCAATTTAACTGCGTCTCTGTATTGGTTCATAATGTTTTCATTATGTGCTTTTACAGTTTCTGCAAACTTCTTCATTAACTCCTTATCACTATCTGTGATATTAGTTTCACTAGATAAAGATGGAACTGGTGTCCAAAATGTAACCGATCCCTTTTTCTGTCTTTGTGTTCCTATTTTTATAACACACTTTTGCATAATTTTTTTCTGCTTAGTTAAGCCGTTTATAAACGAACTTATAGGTATGAAACCCGAACGTTTAAAATAAGCAATAACAGGGTGTCCTTCAACTTTGACTTTATCTCCGTTGCCTTTAACAAAGTCACCACTTGCTATCCCGTAAATAACTTGGTTGCAAACTGCAGAACGTGATTTAAGTCTTTGTGGATCATCCTCGCCTAGTTTCTCTTCTTCAACTGCTACTAGTCTACCACACTTACTTCCACCTTCTGTGTCAGGAAAATCCCCTGTCATATTAGGTTTCTGCACAGACTTACAGCTAAAATTGCCTTCTTCTGCGTTAAACTGACTCCACTCGAATGTTCTCAAGATGGGTCTTAAATATACTTCTTTTGTATAAATATATTCACCATCATAAAACATTTTCCAGTTACCTCTTGTCAGAGTTTTACCGTCTTCTGTTTCTGTGTCGTAATTAATATTTAGTCTTGACAATCCTTCTCTGCGATCACCGCCTGAACTCCTTTGTCCAGTTGCTTGCATTAAAGCATCGTTGTCGTCTGCACTAAAAGCATCAACAATGTTGTTCATTTCAGTGTCTATCGTTTGTAAATTATTATCCATGTTTTATTCCTTTTCTTAGATAATTAAGGTTTATGTAATTTGAGACTACAAATTAACTTCAACTAAGTCAAGCCAATTCTTACCTATTTTTAATTCTATGCCAACTGGCATATCATACTCGACTCCATACCTGCGTTTTGTCTCACTCGGTAAACATAGCATAGAGTCTTTAAGTATCTGAATACATTGATCTTTTTCGTCTGGGTGGACATCAATCACAATAGAATCGTGAACGGTATTACAAATTTTTGATTTCATATTTCTCATTGCCTTATCTAATTTTACTAACGCAATGGGTAATAAATCAGCAGTTGCAAAACCTTGAACGGGGTAATTACAAATAGCCGTTCTGTTTGTTGCAGAACCCCACTCTGTCCATCTAGCATCTGGAAAAGAATACTCTCTTCCCGATGGTAATTTAATTACTTTATTTGTTACGGCTTGCTTTTCAAGCTCTTTGTGCCACTCCGTAACCTGTTCATACTTTTCTTTAAATTTTTGATAGTATTGTTGCTGACTGCGTGTGCCACTAACACCCCCATACAAAGGTTTAAAGGTGTGTGCTTTTGCTTCTTGTCGGCTACACCCTATGACAGATGCAGTATAGTTGTGTACATCTGTACCCTCAAGTACATCTTGATAGACTCGAGAATCTTTTGCAAGAAATCCTGCAACCCTAAACTCCAACTGAGAATAGTCACCCTCAAGTATAAACCCACCATCAAACCTACTTTCAACAACCTTTCGTATGGCAAATGTAGAACCTCGTGGCATATTTTGAAAGTTTGGATTGCGACTAGATAAGCGACCAGTAGCCGTAACACATTGCATAAACTCGGGATGAATGAAGTTGTTGTCATCTACATTGTTCTTCATTCCCTCTACAAAGGTTGAAAGGTATGTTCGCAACGCATTATATCGTGAATACGCTGAACAAAACTCGTGGGCATCACCCTCTAATTCAGACAACCTATCTTCAAGAGTTGTCTTGTCTGTCTTGAATCCTGCTGATGCCGTATCTCTAACCGTTCGGGGTATTAACTTAAATCCCGCAACTTCTCCAGTAGAAGTATAAACTATACCCCTGCCTGTACAGGGCTTACAAACACGCTTTGCTTTGCCCATAGAACCATCTTTTCTTTTCATGGTAATTCTGCCCGTTCCAGAACATTGTTTACACTGGTTACCTATTGTTTTGTACACCACATCAGTCATGTTGCGAACATGTCTTACAAAGTCTGTGTGCTTCATACGAGTACGCATCTTTGGTTTAATTGTGTTACCCCTCATCTCGTGTCCTAGATTAAATGTAATCGACCAAAGATTT